CTCCCCTGTTTCGGATCGGATAACGGCAAGTCGATGCCGGCAAGGATGGGCTTTGCCCTACCACCGTTGCTTGGCTTTTGGAACCTACCGGCTTACTCAGTTAAGTGCAAGCTGCTACTAGTTAAAGTGGGGGTTTCCATGGACTGCTTAGCCCTAGTTCTGCTTCAGCTGCCTTGTAATTAAACAAGTCAACTCCGGGAGTTTCCGGGATCTGGCTCACGAAGCCCGTGAGAGGCCAGTCTGCGACGAGGACATGCCAAGTCGTCTTACAGCTCATCGTAGTTTCTAGGTGTCGAGAGCGGTATCGACATGCTAGGCTTAGGATAGCTCATCCACCCTGCCGAGGTGGGTATCAGGTATGAGTTGTTAACAACCCCTTCGCTAGGGACCTGTAGGTATGGTAGGTGGTACACCATTTTAACTCCTCTTTTAACTAGAGGGTCCTAGGTACAGGCTGCAGACGGTCTAAGATGTTCATTGACGATGGAGTCTGGGGGCTTCTTGCTCGAGGGATCTCCTAATAGAGTCTAATTCACTAGTGGTGAAAGGCCGGTCAGCGCGGTATATCCAATGTCCTGGATGGGCTACAAACTTAGCGGGTAAAAGGTTGGCATTTGCTAAACATTTGATCTTGGCCGGACAGAGTTTCTTGAGAGAAGAGATGGATTAAGTGCGCAGAGCCTTGATCACATGGATCAGCTCGGCATTAGTATCGTGCATGAACGCGCATCGATTGATTGAAATTGCTACTCCTGGTTGAAAACTAATGTTGTACACGTTTGCTGTGTAATCTGCATTCTCTATATACAAGCCAAAGCCTCCTGGAACTTCGACGTACCACTGGGTCCAGTGGTGCTTGAAGACAGTGTGGACGTTGTCAAGCTCATTGAAGAGTTCGATGAGGGAGGCTTGCTATGTAGTACCGTTGACAGAGTTTGGGATGAGGTACAGATGTTGCTCGGGCTCAGGGGCGGCGACTGTAACGTGCGTGGAGCAGGAAAAGTTGATCTAGAGTTGGACGGGCTCTTTAAAGAATAACGCTCTACCTGTGATCGTGCGTCCGCCTTCAGGGGGAGTGAAGGTCACGGACTGCACTACTGCGGGTAAACCGCCTTGTATGCTGTTCATAAGAACATCAGGGTAAACGTATCCGGCCGGGTCCGCTGGATTCTGGTAGAATTGTGAAGTTGTCAAGAAGGATTCTAGATTACCGGAGACAGTAGGAGTCGAGAAACGAACGGTATATTCTAGCCAGATGAGCCCCACGACGGCGGTCGTGAGTGCACCTGGTGCGGTGAAGCCTGAGGTGGTGATCCACAGGTTACCGAAATCGGCCTTGACGTCCGGAGCACTTGCTGGGTTTGCGTCTATGAGCCTGTCTTTATACAAGGATTTGAGATCTTCCGGTTTGTAGATGCGCTTGGCTTCCTTGTAGACAGCTGTGCATTAGACATCGTTCTGTTAAAACAGATCTGTAGTGCTATTCGGAGCTGGAGTTTCTAGATCAAAGTCTACGTACCAACAAACATCTCCGGATTGAGTGAGTGATGTGGTTGGCTAGTAGGTGATGGCAAAGTGCTAGAAGTGGTAACGTTCGTAGTTAATGGCTACATGTGAAACCCAAGGGAAAGGTGCGGCCAATCCGGGGTTTAGACGTTAGACGCCCATATCTAGTTCGGAGGTTATCCGAAACGATCCGTCAGTGTTAGCCCTGACTTCTCCGAGGATATGCTTCCTGGAAAGAGTCATGGACTTGTCGTTAGCTACGACATTCTGCTTAACTAGCTTGGTCTGCTAGGCGCGATCGTCACGCTGTTGATGCGTTAATTTGGCAGTTTTGGCTCTCGGTCGTTGGCGTGAGGCTTACTGCTTGGTCTGCTATTTGGCTTTGGGTTGATAAAGTTGTTGTTTTTGTGAGGTGCGATTGTTGGATTTATTCATGGTCCTAAAATATTTTGTTCTTCCCAATCCTTCTCGCGTTATGATACTAGTGGTTCGGGGGGGGCCAGTATCTACCTCACGGGGTGAGTTCAAACCGCTCTGTCATCCTTGGCTAGCTACTCAGCGATAGCCGCCGCTCACGGCGATGGGAACATCAATAGTGGAAGTGATGTCGGACTGACAGATGGTGTTGATGGTGTCCTGGAAGTCTTGGTTCTCTTTGTCGTACTTTTCTAGCCACATGTCAAGCCAGTTGTTCTCGGAGACATAATCAACGGGGGTACTTCCGTGGTACTCGACTCCTTTGCGGAAGGCGGTCAGGGCGGCCTCTACGCGGTCGGCGGATGCACATGTGGGTGGGAGACCTCGGGAGACTCTCAACTCTCCTAACTGTTACAAGAATGGGACTCCCTTGCCCCAGGACAAGATTTGGGTTCCAACCATCCAGCTGTGGACTCCTCTCCACTTGCTAATCAGTACAGGCTCGTCATCCTACTTGACGACCTTCCATGGTTTCATGAAGCCCTTTGGGGCTTTGTCTGTGTACTGAGATCCAACGATAACTCGGATGGCGGATCTTACGATATGGAAGCGATGGCCGTCCCACACGGCGTCTTTGGACAAGAACTCGAAGTAAGGGAAATCGTTGATTTTGAGCTCTTTGGCGCATTGTCCTAGACCGTGGGTACCATGTGACTCAGGGGAGTAGTACTTCCAAAATTTAGCCTCGAATGCCTAGCATGCTTCTTCCGTGCAGAAGATGATCGCGTCGTCTCCCGAGACGAAAGCGACTACATCTTCGTTGGCCATTCTGAGGACCCCTTCGTATCCGGCTTAATCGAACACGAAGCCGATGTATGCGGCGACCCTGATAGAATTGTAGAGGGTAGTCTTGGTAGGGTGTCCAGAGTATGTTGTCCCTACGACTCGCGCGCGGTAGATCGTTTTCCCATCGATCTCGGCGTAGACATCAAAATTGAGCTTGGTGGCGACTTCTGTAATGATGTCTCCGATGTGTCTTGGAACACCAGCCATGTCGCACATCCTCGGCACCATGTACTCGGTGAATGGCTTGTCGATCAGATTCATGATTGACCAGTGCTGGTGACTATCGTGTGAGCTTCCGTCGAAGACGATAGTTTTAATCTTCTTAACACCGTGCTTTCTGATCAGGGGCTGCAGGTAAGTGTTCATGTACATGGCAAGCTGCTCGTTGTTCATCGCGGAAACAAACGAGGGACAGGCTTTCTTCATAGTCTTCATCATGTACTTGTTAACCCATCCGGGGCCGGCCTTCAAGCTGGGGTGGGGCGAGAAGATGTTGCGGGGGCGGAATGAGTTGCTTCCATCAAGAACAGCTTGCTTTGCGGCTTGGAAGGTCTCTCCAATCTTGCAAAAGCATTTCATCTCGTAGGAGATCTTGTTCTTGGTCATCATGTAATCCCAGCCTTGTTCAAGTTGTCTCTTCACTGAGATAGGCTTGTCGGCGATGTAGTCAGCAAAGGTGTAAGGGTTCATGGAGATATAGTCATCCAAGATGGGCATGATGAGTTTCTTCTCTCTTTCCAGGTAGCTGTGGAAGTCGGCAATGACAGAGAGGTTGGGCTCGAGGGTGGTACCGGCGTGACGAGCCAGCATAGCTCCGAGCTCGTTCAAGTAGCATTTTCCATAAGTGAGGAAGCCTGACTCTGAACCGAGCTGATTGAGCTTGTTACCAGTATTTCTCCAACTGGATTTTGCTCCACAGGTGCAGTGGGCATTGTAAGTGTTCCAGATGCTAGCGGGGCTTACGTCGGTCAACTCTTCTCCGGTCGCTGGGTCGAACAAGCGGAAGTTGCGGACGGCGCCACTCTTGCACAAGACATCCAACTTGTGGGCCTTGGC